ACGTATGTCATTTTTCAAAGCTAAGTTTGAACAAATGCAAATAGAAGAAATGGCAACACCTCAACAACAAGAACGCAGATGATAAATACTAAAAACTTAAATAACAAAAAAAAGATGGGACTAACACCGCAAGAAAGAAAGCAGAAGGTTGCATCACTAAGAGAAGAGCATGAAGATTACTTTCAGACAGAAGGAAAGATTAATGCATTATACATACCTAAGATGGCTTACAGGCCAACTGGAAAGGATGAGCTACATGTAAGCTTTTTTCCAAGTGAATTTGAAAAAGGAGAAGATATATATACAGAATTTGTATCTATAGATTATGATACAGAAGATCCAAAAAGGACACTATATTATCATAAACATAATCCACACTGGCAGGAAGAGTATGAAATCATAACAAGTAATTCAGGATTTCAGAGACACATTATACCTGTTAGTGAACTAAAGGTTATAAATGATGTAACAAATAGGGGTAAAGCTATAATAGATTTTGCAAATCCAGATTTGCCTAATCCAGATGAAAGCACTGACACTGCTCCCCTCCTCTCCAATGCAGAGCTGATAAACGCATTATCAGAAATAAATGCAACATTAAATAAATTAATTAACGTAATTCAAAAAAAGTAATATGGCAAACAGCGTATTAGTAATTGCTGACTCAGGTACAGGAAAGTCTACCTCAATCAGAACATTAAATCCTAAAGAGACTTTCATTATAAACATTGCTAACAAACCATTACCGTTCCAGGGATGGAAAAGCAAATACACACAAATTAGTAAAGATAACCCAAAAGGTAATCTGACATCAGCTTCATCAAGTGCAGGAATAATAAAAGCAATAAAGCATGTAGATGAAAAAATGAGCCATATCAAAACATTAGTAGTAGATGATTGGCAGTATATGAGTTCTTTTGAATATTTTGACAGAGCTAATGAGAAAGGTTATGATAAATTCACTCAGATTGCAGCTAACTTAGCAATGGTTGCAAAACTTCCTAAAGACTTGAGAGAAGATTTGACTATCATTTTCTTAACTCACTCAGAAGATTCAACTGATATAAATGGAAATAGAAAAGTTAAAGCAAAAACTATTGGCAAAATGATTGACAATACACTAACTTTAGAAGGACTATTCTCTATAGTATTATTTGGTAAAGTAAATAAAAATGATGATGGTGAACTTGAATATGGTTTTGAAACTCAAAACAATGGAGAGAACACATGTAAATCACCTATGGGTATGTTTGAGGATAAGTTTATTCCAAATGACCTACAATTTGTAAAAGATTGTATTGAAAAATATAATCAATAATTAATAATTAATAAAAAAGTAAATTATGTTAAGTACTAAAGACATGTCTGCCGGATCAGGTAGCATCAAACCAGTTATTGGAGTGGGTAACCACAAAATCAAAATCAATTCTATTACATTTGACCAAACACCTTATGATTCAGATGCATATAATATTACATTACATGTAGAGTCTGAGCCTGTTACTGGAGAATTTAATGGTTTCTTAAAAGATATGAATAATCCTAATGGTGAGCGTTATGCAGGCCAAGTAGGTAGAGTTAGATTCTCACCATATCCATTTAAAGATGCAACATTAGCAAATGGTAATGAGATTAGCCGTGATACTGAAGTATTAAAAGCTATGGTATTTTTATCTGAAGTAGTAGGTAAAAGAAATGAGCTTGATGCTATTGAGGCAAATACAATTGAAGACTTTATGGTTAAGGCTGCTAATGTATGTTCTGAAACAGGATATATCAATGCTTGCTTAGGTGCACGTGAGTGGGAAAACAAAGAAGGTTATGTAAATAATGACTTGTTTTTACCTAAGAGAAGTAAAGATGGTATGCCATTAGAAGAGTTAGATAAAGAAAGCTCTAACCTATTAACATTTGATAGAAATAATACAAATCATTTTAGACCTTATTTAAAGAAAGAAACAACAGCTTCAAATTTTGAGCCTGCAACAGCTTCTGGAAGTGACTTTGATCTGTAATATAAAACCAAAAGAGTGGGCTCAGTATAATGCTGGGCCCATATCTTTTTAATATATTTGGATTATGTTCAGCACTAAAAATTTAATATTAGAAGAAACAGACGTACCAAGTTACTGGGTGTTTCAGTATTATCTAGACTTACCTGAACAGCTAACAGGTCAAGACATTAAGATTAATTCAATATTTAATCCTAATGACAAGACTCCAAGCTTTTGCATATACGTGGATAAAACCATAATGCAATATAAGTTTAAAGACTTTTCTACAGGTATTGGAGGTAACAAGTCAGACTTAATTAGACACATGTTTAAGTTGGGTTATCCTCAGGCTACAAGAAGAATAATAGAAGATTACAATAAGTATATACAGGAAAATGGTAAAGTCAGTGTTGAGTTTGTGCCTCAGGCTAAATGGGAGATTGACTTTATAAAGTATAGAAAATGGAATCAGGATGATGCTAATTACTGGCTATCATATAGAATAGGCAAAACATTATTAGATCAGTATAATGTAAAGCCAATAGAATATTTTAATATGATTAAGCAAGATGCATTGGAAATAGAATCTTTAAAGATTGGAAGCAAACATTGCTATGGTTACTTTGATAGAAATGGTGAAGTATATAAAATATATCAGCCTCATAGTAAAAAGCATAAGTTTCATAAAGTAAAGAACTATATCCAGGGAATAGATCAGCTGCAGTATAAAGAACCTTACTTGGTGATTTGCTCATCTCTTAAAGATGCAATGTGTTTAAAAGGTATGGGTTATAACCTAGAAGTTATTAGTCCAGACTCTGAGAACACTATGATTAAACCCCATATCATAGCAAATCTTAAGAAAAAGTACAAAAGTATAATAACGTTGTTTGATAATGATGATGCAGGTAAACATGCAGTTAAAAGATATGCAGATGCATATAATATAAATGGATGTACACCAACTATATGCAAAGACATATCAGATGCTATGGTAGAAATAGGATTTGATAAGACACATGCTATGCTAAAACCATTATTAAAAACAACATTAAATAAATAATTATGACAAAAATAAGATGGTGGATACCAGGCAATGTTCCCTCAAGTAAAAACGGTAGGCGTTGGACAGGTAAATATTTTATTGCTAGCAAAGCTGTAATGAATTATAGAAAGGCTACCAAAGATATATATGCTAAGTATGCTGAGGATTTTAAAGCTGAAGTTGCTAAGAATGATCTACCTGTTAAAGTATCATTTGAGTTTATAAGAGGCAGCCGTCATAAGTTTGATTATATTAATCCTGCACAGACAGTACAAGATGATATGGTTAAACACGGATGGATTGAAGATGATAATGCTGAGTTTATTATACCAGCATTTGAACAATATTCTTATGATAAAAAAAACCCCGGTGTATGGATAGAATTAATTGAAAATGGCAAAGAAGAGAATAATAACAATAGATGAGTTTTTTACATATAAAGAAATGTTTTCAGGATTACTTGAAGATAGAGCTTTAGCTTGTGAAATATATAATAATGCAAACTATAAAGACAAAGACATTATAGATAAGCTTATGGCTAAAGCATTGCTATTTAAAGATCGTGTAGATTTTTGTATAGCAGTAGAGTATAGCTTTGAGATAGGGTCTTTTAATACAAATAGAGTTTATGCATATATAGAAAAAAGCAAAGCAGATAAAGTTTATATGGACATACTTAGAAAAATAAAAGATAATGATTAACATACAAGATCAGGTTGCTAGGACAACCAAAAGTTTAATATTTGCAGAGCCCTTTTACGGGCTCTTTTTAATTGGTATCAATAAAAAGTATAGCATGCAACTGCCTACTGCAGGAGTAAGCAAACATAATATTGGATGTCAATTGACTATAAACCCTGAGTTTTATAATAACCTTAGTGAAGATCATAGATTTGGTTTAATTAAGCATGAGCTATTGCATATTGCATTTGGTCATCTTATAACTAGAAGTCTATATTCAGATCATAAATTATTTAATATAGCTGCAGATTTAGAAATCAACCAGTACATACTGGAAAGTAAACTACCTGAAGGTGGTTTATTACTATCAAGTTTTCCTGAGATAAATTTACCTAGGAAGGCTGGTACGGATAAATACTATGAATTACTTGAACAGGCACACCAAGATGGTACTTCACCTTCTTTAGATAATCTTATGGATCAGATGAATGGTGAGTCACAATATTGTCATGGTACATGGGATGATTTTGATTCATTACCTGAAGCTGATAAAAAACTAATGCAAAAACAAATTGAGCATCAGTTAAAAGAATCTGCTGAGCAAACAGTAAAGAAACAAGGTAATATACCGGGTGAGTTAGCTGAGCTTATACATAGGCTGATGCATATAGAACCTCCTAAGTTTGATTGGAAAGCTTATCTAAGAAGATTTGCAGGTAACTCTAGTGTAGTTTATACAAAGAAGCTGAGACGTAAGTATAATAAACGTTATGCAGCTAACCCAGGTCTTAAGATTAAATTTAAGAATCATATACTTGTTGGTGTTGACACAAGCGGATCTGTAAACAATGATGAGCTAAAGGAATTCTTTAGTGAACTTACGCATATGCATAAGACAGGTCATAAGATTACAGTAGCTCAATGTGATACTAAACTAAATAGTGTAAAAGAGTTTAATCCAAGAAAGGATTGGGAAATACATGGTCGTGGTGGAACAAGCTTCCAACCAGTAATAGACTACTATAATGAAAACAAAGGGCAATATACAGCTCTTATATATTTAACAGATGGTGAAGCATATGCTCCAGAGAACTGCCCTAATAATACTTTATGGGTTCATAGTTCTAACTGCAGTATAAATGAAGTGTTACCAGGACAGAAAATTCAACTTAATTAATAAAAGAAAATGGCACAAGTAAATTTAAATGTAACAGAACTAAAAGGATTTGTAAATCACATTATATCTAATAACAGATATCTTCAAGATAATGGTAAAGGACCAGTATCAGTGGAAGTTGTGGGTGAATCAGGTATAGGTAAAACTTCTACAATAGTAGAGCTGGCTAAAGAAAATGATTTAGCATTTGTAAAATTAAACTTAGCACAGATTGAGGAGCTAGGTGATCTTGTAGGTTTCCCTGTAAGACAGTTTCAGATGTATAAAGAAAAGAAAATAGCAGTAAAGAATAATGACATTGCTATGGTTACAGCAGCACAAAGAGCTGCAGGTGCTAGTCTAGCTAACTTAAATCAAACTGTAACCAAGAAAGTTGGTCAATGGGTTGATGAACTTGCTGTACAAGAATATCTTAAACAAGGATATAAAATTACTGGTAAAAATAGAATGTCTTATTGTGCACCTGAATGGATAGCTGATGCTAAAGAAGGTGGTATACTATTATTAGATGACTGGAATAGAGCTGACACAAGATTTATTCAAGCAGTTATGGAATTGATAGATAGACAGTCTTATATATCTTGGACACTACCTAAGAACTGGCATATTATATTAACAGCTAACCCGGATAATGGTGACTATATGGTTAACAGTGTAGATAGTGCACAGAAGACTAGATATGTTACAGCTAATCTTAAGTTTGATGTAAATGTATGGGCTCAGTGGGCAGAAGGTGCAGGTATAGATAGTAGATGTATTAACTTTTTATTACTTCATCCTGAATTAGTAACGCAAGAGACTAATGCTAGATCTATAACAACATTCTTTAACTCTATATCAAGCTTTGAATCTTTTGAAGATAACCTCAGCATGATTCAGATGATTGGTGAGGGTAGTGTTGGAGATGCATTTGCTTCTATGTTTACTACATTCATTAATAACAAGCTAGATAAACTGGTTACACCTAAAGATTTATTGACACATGATGGAGAACAATATATCTTTAATGAGTTAAGATCTTGTATAGGTAAAGATGATACATATCGTGCAGATATTGCATCAACATTAGCTACAAGACTTGGTAATTATGCTGTAGTATATTCACAGGATAATACTATTAACCAGAAAGTAACTGATAGGTTGAAGGCTTTATGTACTAAAGATTATTTTACTAATGATCTTAAGTATTTAATTGTACGTACCATCTTTAATGGTAATAAAAAGAAGTTTAACAAATTGATGATGATCCCAGAGATTGTCCAAATGACAATGAAATAAAATGGCAAATAAATCAGTATATCAAAATTTTGATACTGATGCTTTAGTATACTTTGGACTAGAGACTGACCCTACATATGGGTTAGTTTCTAGTACAGGTATTAATAAAGTATTATGTACTCAAGATCAGACAACATATGAAAAGATAAACACTATACTATTGGAACCTACAGAGGATGACCAAACTTTTAGAACTAAAAAGAAAGCTTTTATACTACCTAGATGTAATGTATCACAAGATAGATTAAAGGCTGCTCTTAAAGAGCATGGTATAACTGTAACAAATGATTATGAATTAGCAGATCTAATTATAGGTCATGAGGAAATAACTACTCATAAATTAAGTAATGCAGAAAATATTCCTACTACAATAATGATGAATAAGATATGGAATTATGAAACTACAAAAGGAGATGTTAATAAACTTGGTGTTCTTAAAAAAATTGCTGATTCAGGCCTAGAATGTATTATTACAGCCAAGGTTACTGATACAGTAAGATACTATGATATAGACGTAGAAGAAAGCCTATATGATAACTGGATAATTACTGGTATGGCTTTGAATCTGGCTCATATAATTGATACTACAGATGTTAGTGTTATTGATCCTGAGACAGTACTTCATGCGTCTGCTACTAAAATGACTCTTGATGAACAGCTTCTTAATGATCTTAAGACTCAGTTAAATTCATATGGTGATGATAAAGCTTTGGCTCTTAAAATCATTCCTACTATTGACTATAAGAAAAACTATCATTTATTGTGGCAGTTTGCACAAGACTGTAATAGTATAACATATGCAGATAATAGAGATAAAGATTTGCAGTATTGGCTAGATGTATCAAACTTTAATGATTTTTACCGTAAGAGTGCACAAGACATGATATTATGGTTAGAGGAGCAAGATAAGCTTGATAAAGTAACATTTAAGTATCTTGAGCCTATAGTAAGAAGAGAAATAAGCATTCACAATAGAGACCTTTATACGTTTCAAGTGGCTGTTAAAAAAGAGTATCAAAAATATTTAAAATAAAATTATGAAAAAAAGATTTAAATTAGAATTTAATATGTATCCTGAAGGTACTGGTAATTGGGATAAAAATCAGTTATCAGGTGTGGCTGTAAAATGGAGTGAACAGGAATGTCAATATTTATATAGCAATTATAAGTATCAAATTGAAGAAGAAGACTTTAAATTGTTAGGATTGCCTATACCTGATAATGTAGACAATATAGATTTACAAGACAAAAAGATATATAGGTTTCCTAAATTAACTCTACCTAGACAAAAGGTAGATTTATTAAAGGAAAGATATAACTGCAAGGTTATTAGAGATAATACAAAAGCAGACATATCTATTGTATCCTTAAAATTATTTGATACTCTTTTTGAAAGAACATGGAATAAATCTATAGCATATAGTGATGCCTATAAGATAATTAAGCATATGAAAGACTTTGATTGGTTTACTGATGAAGCTTTAGATGTACTTAGAGGTTTTCTTAGTAATGCTACTCCTGCATGTATGATTGAATTTCGTCTGAACCAAGGTTATTATAGTATCAATCATAAAAGTAAAAATATAAGAGAACAGATGTATGATGATCTAGTTAAATGGATGAAAAAAGAAGAGCTCAATGATTATGATAGTGGATTTGATTGGATCTTACCAAAGAAAAACTATGTAGCTTTTAATAATTTATTAAGCTCTACTAGTCAACTAGTTCTAGATTCATCAATATCAGCTATAATTGATTCTGAGCTAGCCGTAATTGAAAATGATAAGTATGATGACATTGAAAAGATGATAACTAGTACAGATATAGATAATAGATCTTTAGCTGTGGAGATGTTGGCTAACTGTAACATAGAAAAATCATTTGATGTGGTATCAGGTTTATATTTTTGGCATTATGATTGGTTCAAAAATACTAATAACTGGAATTCAGTCAATGTCAA